TTACATTGCTTGTTATTAACAGATTGATAGATCGAAAGGATTAAAAGATGAAACTTAAAGAATTAGCAAAAAAACCTGTACTTACTAAAGTTACACTATCTGACAAGGATATTGTAGAAAAATACGGTGACGAAATTGAATTCCATATCTATGATAGATATGAGTTTGATACCTACTTAAGATTATTCCAAACAGAAGAAAATGATATAGCTAGAATGACTACTCTAGTTAAAGAACTTCTAATGGATGACAAAGGCAATCCAATTATAACTGATGGTGAAATATTACCAAGTGATATAATGATGAAAGCCATAGAAGAAGTGGTAAAAACTTTGGGAAACTCAATAACCCCGACTTTAGAAACTTAAATTCAGAAATGAATGCTTGGTTAAGTGTAGACTTTGTTGCAAAAAGATATGGTACACTGCCGAGCACAGTACTAAGAGAAGGGGATAGTTTAGATTTAAAAATAGCAAATCTTGCTGTACAATATGAAAATTATTTACACAATAAGTCACAGGGTAGTGGTGCTGAACTTACACAAGACGACATGCAAGGTATGTTAGATAGAGTCAAACAGAGGGCTAAAGATGCTAAGAAGACAAACAAATAATTGGTCGAGAAAGCAACGCGAAATAGAACGTGTTGCTAATGAACTTCCTAGAGATGCATATACAGTCTTTAAGAAAGAAACTCCAGTTAGAACTGGTAACGCACGTAATAATACCAATTACCAATCTACACAAAAAGGTGGTACAATTACAGGTAATTACCCGTATGCAAACGAATTGAATAAAGGTAAGAGTAGACAAGCACCAGACGGAATGACAACACCTACTATTGACTATATTCGAGATACAGTTAGAAGGGCATTAAGATAATGGCAACTATTAGAGATCGTTATATATTAGACGTTGACACAAAAGGTGCAACGCAAGGATTAGCTGGCTTCCAATCTAAATTAGCTGGTATTGGAAGATTTGCAGGGTTTGGTGCAATTGCCGCTGGTTTAACTGGTATTGCAAGTGCATCGCTTGATGCAAGTAAACGTATGCAACCTATTGTAAATCAATTGCGTTTAATCACTAACGGCGCTGATGAATTAACAGCAACAATGAACACGCTAACTGGTGCTGCAAGAGCAAATAGAGCAAGCTTTGCAGATACAGCTGATTTGTTTACTAAATTAACACTTGCTACAGAGGGAATGGGCAAGAGTCAAGAAGAAATACTACTTGTAACACAAAAATTCCAACAAGCTGTTGCTATATCAGGTGCAGATGCAGGTACAGCAGCAGGTGCTATTAGACAGTTTGGTCAAGCAATGGCATCAGGTACAGTGCGTGGCGATGAATTTAATTCAATTGTTGAAGCGTTAGGTCCTGCACTAAACATTATGGGTAGAGAAACTGGCATTAACGTTGGTCAACTACGTGAAATGTCACAAGCAGGTCAACTTACTGCTGATACGTTCTTTGATATGTTATCAAGTAGTAACGCTATTACTCAAGCATTTGAACAAACTACTGCTACAAGTGAACAATTAGAAACTGCACTAGGTGATGCATTTGATAGAGTAAAGGTATCAATTGCTAACAATTTAGGTATTACAAAAGCATATAATATTGTATTACAAAGTTTAATTGACACAGCTGATAGACTTTCTAATAATCAAGCTGCATTAATTAACATGAGTCCAGAAAAAATGTTTGAAGCTGTTAGTAAAAACGCAGCTGATGCAGAACAAGCTATTAACATACTCGAAGAACGTATGGGTGACTTAGTACGCACAACTGGTAATTTATCTGGTGCTCAACAAGGTGAAATTAGTATCCCAACAATTCCAGATGATGTGTTAAATGCAGAATTACAATCTTATCTAGATACAATAAATGCTCTTAAAGAATTAATGGATGAAAGGCAAAAAGCAGCTGATCAAAAGGCAAAAGAAGCTAAAGCAAATGCTGAAGCTGCTGCTGCTGTTACTGAAGTAAGAAATAGTTATTCAGGGTACATTACTGAATTAAAAAAATATGCAGCTATAGATAATAGATCAGAAGTTGAAAAATTAAATGATGCACAAGCAAAATCTTTAGAAGTTATTGATGCATTAATAACTGCACAAAGTAGTTTAAATTTGTCTACAGAGCAAGGTCGTAAAGAATTTGAAATAATTGCAGGACATATAGAAAACTCTAAAATTGCATACGAAACCTTTGGACAAAAATTAACCGAAGTAAATAATATTGTAAACGAGTCAAGTTTTGACATATTCTTTAATGATTTAATTGAAGGCGCAAGACAAAGTGCTACTGAACAAACAAATGTTGCACTAGCTATACAACGTTTAAAAGATGAATTAGATGCAGGTAAAATTAGTTTAGACGTGTTTGCACAAGGCATGGTTGCACTAGGTCAAAATACAGTAGATACTACAAACAAATTAGATCAATTAGCACAAGCAGGTAGAGATGCATTGCAATCTATGGAAGATCGTGTAAGACTTGCTGAAGAAAGTGCTGAATTAAGTAGTTTAGAAGGTGTTGCAAGAGAACTACGTGCAATTGAATTAGAAGAAAGACGTTTAGCTGACGCTGCTAAAGCTAGAATTCAAGAACAATTTAAAGGCGTAGACGATGCAGAATTGCAAAAACAACTTGCTGCAATTGATGCACAAACACAAGCAACTATCACTCAAAGACAAGCAGCAGCACAAACTGTTGCAAGTAATAAGGCAATCATAGATGCAAGTAACACAGCAGCAGCAGCAAGTGCTAAATTAGTTGCAACAGTTATAGCAGATCAAAAGAAAGCACAGCGTACATTTAGTGATGGTTGGAAAGATGCTTATAAAGAATATACTAAAGCAGCAACAAATGCAGCAGATAGAGGTGCAAAAGCCTTTGGTACATTTACACAAGGTGCAGAAGATGCTATTGTAAACTTTGTTAAAACTGGTAAACTTAGCTTTAGAGATTTAATTAGTGATTTACTAGAACAAAGCCTAAGAGCCAATATACAAGGATTGTTTAGTGGTATATTCAATCCAGGTAGTTCAACAGGTGGTAAAACTGAAGATATATTCGCAGGCTTCTTTGCAAATGGTGGATTGATACCAAGTGGTAAATTTGGTGTAGTAGGTGAAAATGGACCTGAACTTGTAAGTGGTCCTGCACAAGTTACACCTATGAATGGTGGCGGTAATGTCACATATAATATTAGCGCAGTAGACGCACTTAGCTTTAAGCAGCTTGTAGCACGTGATCCAGGCTTTATACACGCTGTTGCAAACAAAGGCGGTCGTGCTGTACCGAGTAGGAGATAATAAATGAGCTTCCAGTGGATTGTAGAAAACGCTACAACAATAAGCATAAACAGAAAAGACGTAGTAAGTAACACTACTGCAAGAGATGGTACAACACGAGTTGTAACAAGAGGTAACGCCAAGAAGATACTAACTGTGCAATTACCAGATGGCCCACGCTGGAGTGATTACAAAACACTTATAGAAGCAGCTGAATCTTTAGACAGGCATACAAGCGCAACTATAACAATACCCTACGCAAGTTTCCCGTATTATTATGGTAATGTAGATCCTGGCACAGATGAATCATATACAGTTTATTGCATAAACTTCCCAGAATGGACAATATTTGGTTATGATCAAGTTAGTTGGAGTGGTCCTTTCGTATTCGTAGAGGTGTAAGATGACAGTAGATTTAACAAGTTATACAAGTATAAGAGCAGCAACATTTGTTCGCTTGCAAGTTGATCAATACCGTACTAATTCAACAGGCGGATACTTTGCACAAACACTAAGGTTTAGTGACCACAATGCTAACTTTGATATAGACGGAGAAACTTATACTGCACTAGGTAGATTATTAGGTGTAACAAGCACAACAAGTGAATTGCGTAGTAGTTCTAATGACATAACAATAACACTTAGCGGCATACCTGATTCAAGCATTGCAGAAGTTATACACAGTAAAATAAAAGGCAGTGCAATACAAATATATCGTGCATATTTTACTGTAGCAGGTGTACAAATAGGTGCAACACAAACTAGATGGAAGGGTACAGTTAGTAACTTTGCACTAGATGAAGAATATAATGTGTTAGATATGGATGCAACTAATTCAATACAACTAAGTTGTATAAGTTCGGTAGATTTACTGCAACAAAAACAAAATGCAAGAAGAACTAATCCTGTAAGTATGCAATCGTTCTACAGCACAGATACTAGCTTTGATAGAGTACCTACACTGATAGGTAGAAGCTTTGACTTTGGAGTAACAAGATGAGTTTCGTAGATACATTAGGCGGATTAGTTAAGAGTGTAGGAGGATTTCTACAAAGCAATAACACAGGCAGTCAACTTGCTAAAACAGTATTGTATGGATTTGCATTGCGTAAGATACAACAATCAATACTAAAAGAACAAGAAGAAAAAGCACGTAGAGACGATCCAGGTACTACAATTACAGTTGATCCTGATACAAATAACGCTGTGCCTGTTGTATATGGTGATGCATACACAAGCGGTGAAATAACTGATGTGTATATGGCACAAAATAATAAAACTATGTGGGTGTGCGTTACCTTAAGTGAAAAAACAGGTAATCTAATTAACGGTACAGCTAGTGAATTTAGTTTTAAAGAAGTATACTATAACGGACTTAGATTAAGATTTAATTCAACCGGCAACGTAGTTAGTATAGCATATGACGATGTAGGTAATTCAACAGATAAATTTGCAGGATTGATAGAAGTTTATCCGTTTGTCGATGGCAGTACAAATCCAGCTAATATCTATACAGAAGCAACTGGGTCAACAGCAAATGCATATGATTTGTTTCCTAGTTGGACAAGTACAGATGCTATGAGTGGTTTAGTATTTGCACTAATTAAAATAACATATAATAAAGAAAATAGAGTAACACAAATTGGTGACTTCAAATTTAAATTATCTAACACAATGAAACAACCAGGTGATGTTCTAAATGATTATATGACCAACACACGGTATGGTGCTGGTATACCTGCTGCGGAGATTAATCAATAATGGATAATTTAACTTCTTTAAACACACGTGGTTCAACACTTGTTGCTTATACTGAAAATAGACCTAACAATGTTATATTCAGCTATCCTAATGCAGTAGATATTGAATCAAGCATAATAGGTATATACGTCTTTCCTGTAGAAAAAACTATAGATATTATTGAAATTATTGATGCACCAGTAGCAAATATTAGTTATTCAATTGATGTTAGTTCAATAACAGGTGCAAGTGTTGCTTGGACTACACAACCACCAGGTAAAACTACTTCAGAAATTAACGGTGTATATACAATATCGAGAATTGATACAGTAGCAGAATGGGATGCTGTTGCTACACCAGAAATAACAATACCTAATAACTTTAATGGTAGTATAAGTTACACAGCTACAATAACATATACTGATAGTGCAGGTATACAAACAAAGTCTTGGACAGTTGGTAAAAATATACCTATAACAAGTGCAGATGCAGAATTTACACTTTCGTGTGATGCTGATCACCTAAAAGGACCAGGAGAATTAACGTTTCCTGTATATGCCGATATGGTAGGTATAGGTGCTGATTTAATATTATTAGGAGGTTCTAGTTATTATGTAGACGGATATATTGATAGTGGTTACTTTGCAGTTGAAGCAGAAAGTTATGACAGTGCATTTAGTTTAACTTGTGATGCAATTGCTTATGATGGATCAAATGTCGAACTGTTTAGTAATTTTAGCATAAGTTTCTTAAGCAATGTCGAAAAACCAACAGGCGCAACAATGAATACAAGTGCAACTTTAACTTGTGATGCAATAGCACAACCTGTTTACAGTGCATTCTTACACAATGGTGACATTACTGAATTTTATTATAAAGATCAAAGAAGTGAATTATTTGCAAGCGGTTTGACAGTTATAAATCCACTATCACCAGCGCCGGTTACAACTTACAAAATTGTGTTTACACTTACATCATACACACACGGTTATATTCAAAACAGGACCACAGCAGATACATTGGATAATAGTTTAGAAACTACGATTACAATTGAAGGAAGTGAAAGTCACGTTAACAGTGAATTCGCTAAAGGTTTATTCTTTTATCCATATTATAATAACACAAGTAATCAAGATATTAATATAAAATCATATATAGACGGCACACTGTTAAAAGACACAACTCATACCTTAACTAGCTTTGTTAGTACACCTGCACAACCTACTACTAACACTGAAAAAATTGGTAATTTTATATTACATCCAGATAACGAACAATTCTTATATTGTAAAATGAGCGCAGTAGTAATAGGCGGCGGCGGTGGTAATTGTCTATGGGAAGGTGGCGCTGGTGCTGTAGCAAAAAGCGTTACAAATTATGATTTAGATAATTTAGATTCAGGTGGTTTAGTATTCCAGCAAGGTGCAGGCGGCGCAGGCAGCATAACTGGTAGTGGCAGTGATGGTGGCAACTCAAGATTAATAGGAGGGTCTACTACTGTGTTAGTAACAAGTACTGGCGGTGAAGGTGGCAACAGTAGCGGCGGTGGCGGTGACAACTCTGATTTTATCGGTGGTACTAGATCAACATATATTGATGGCGGAACTACTTATTATTCAGGCGGCGGCGGCGCAGGTTCAGGCGGTAACGCACAACAAGGATCACATACAACAGGCGGCAATGGCGGCGTTGGTACAGATTTAACTACCTTAGGTATATTTACAAACACAAGTACATTTCTATACACAACAGTTGGAATAGGTGGCCCTGGATCTTGGAGTAACGATTTTGGATTTCCGTCAGGTACGCAATATCCTACTACACCAGGTAATCCAGGAAGCGGCGGCCCAGGTGCAAATGGAGCAACATTTGGATCAACTCTAGTTGGTACACCACAAGCAGGCTCGGATGGAGCATTATACTTAAAAATTGAATATAAAGGGTAACATATTATGAGTTCGGTAAATCAATTTGAAATAAACGGTGTTATAGACACAAACAATAATGTGTTTGATAACATAGAATTGCTTGCTAATTCAGCAGGTGCATTTGTCACTTGGGACAGTACACTAGGTAAATGGAGTGTAATTGCAAACACAACCGGCACAAGTGTATATAGCTTTAATGATTCAAACATAATAGGTCCTATAACAGTAGGTGGATTAGATATAAATGATCTATACAATAGTGTTGCAATTGAATATCCACACAAAGATCTTAGAGATACTGTAGATACAGTTACACTTACTGTTGATGCAGCAGATAGATTCGACAATGAATTAGATAACCAACTAAACATAAAATTAAACACTGTAAACAATCCTGTTCAAGCACAATTAATCGGTAACATAGAACTTAAACAAAACAGAGTTGACAAAACTATAGAGTTTGCAACCGACTTTACTGCAAATGGTCTTCAAGCAGGCGATCTAATTGATGTAACTAACACTGCATATGATTTTAGTGCAAAAGTATTTAGAATTATACAAATTACAGAAGATGATGCAGATGAAGGCACAATTATATACACAATTACTGCACTAGAATATGATGCAGATGTATATAGCACAGCAGGCTTGTCATATGATTTAAGAACTACAAACACTGGTATAAAGAGTCAACTTATAAACGAAGAAATAGAAGACAGTGACGACGAAGATGCTGGTAAACAAATAGGTAGATTGCTACTGGCTAATCTTGCTACAAAAGCAATGAATAAACTAGTAGGCAAGATGTTTGGCGACGAAACTGCTGAAGGTGCGTTTACTGAGGAACAAGTAAAAGAAGCAAATGATAATGATGCATTTCTAAGTAGCTTTACTTTACCAACACTTACACTAAGTTCAGATGTTACAGAAGTATGCGAAGGTAGCACAATAACAATTACACTAACAGATGAATGTAACATATGTTACTTTGATGTACCAGACTTTGCACATCCATACACAATTACAGGTGTACAAGCAAGTGATATTGATGTGCCACTAACAGGCGAAATTACACTAAGTAATGGCACTGCAACATTTGTTATAAACACAGTAGATGATTCAGATCCTAGTACAGAAACACTTACATTTACAGTTGGTAGTTCA